CCACTTGAATTGCCTGTAAACGAGCCTGGCTCGTCACCATCGCCTTTTTTGTACTCTCTACCACGTTCTTTATCCCAGTCTTGTACCCATTTTACTGGAAAATCTTGTGGTCCGGCACTGGGAGTAAAAAGCACTGCGGCTTCTTCTGCACTTGTTTTTGTACTCGGAAACACAACATAGTAAGAGTCACCTTCGGTTATGTTTCCTTTTTCTGCATTTTTTAATTCTTGGTTATTTAATAATGCTGTTAAACTGCTCTGACTGTAAAACGCAAGTTCTTTTAATTTATTTCCGACTAAAATTCCGCTTGTTTTGACTGTAGCATTTTCATCATTCCAAGCTTGATCATTCCACGCTATTGCTTTACATTTATAAACTGTACCAGCTTCGGTGTATTTAAACTTTGCTTCCATTAATTTTACTACAAAATTAAATGGCCCTACACTACCAGGATAACCGTTATCATCCCAACCGTCGAATTTTAATCCTAGGGCCCAACCAGCATCTGCATAATTTGCCCATCCTTGTGCAGATGCTGCATCGTCTAAATCTTCAATAAAATTACCTAAACTGTAAGGTTCATTAATTTCAAATTCAAAACTTATAGAATGTGTATTACGTATATGAGCATTAGGTGCAGTTAATCCTAAAATTCGCATTGTATCAAAATGATAATCACTTGCGCCCATATCTACTGCTACAGGAATTCCAGGAGTAAATTGTCCTTTTATACTGTCGGGAAAATTAGTTTGTCCTTTTGATAAACAACTCAGAGACCACATCCACGCATAAGAAGAAAATTTATGTAACGGATTTTTACCTCCAGCTGTAGCACCAGTGCCGCCGCCGTTTGGTATAGGATCTCTTTGTCCGCCGCTGCCTATTCTATTACGGTTATTAGGTTCTCTAAGATAAAAAAACTGATCAGGTGACACTGGATTATCATCCCAAGTTCTATAATTTGTATCTATTGTAGCAGAATTTGTGTTTTCTCTATCGCTTACGCTTTCACCGCCATTTGCTATAGATGCATCTGTTCTAAAAATAGGCACTACATTTCTCCTTTTAGATATTTCATTTGAGGTAGATATATTTCAACCCCTGCTTCCATATCATATACTGGATCTCTTATTACGTTTAAATTCCTCTGCGAAAAAACCCACCATAAATTCCTATCCGCATATAAATCATAGGCTAATAAATCAGGTCTATGAGTATATTGAACTTCAATTTTGTAGAGTATGTCATCAGCACGAGCTGGAATAGGACGCATAGTTAACACATCTAAATAAAGGTTGTTTTTTATTTCGGTTTTAAAGTATGGACTATTTCTAAAATAATCCGGTGCGGAATAACTAGTTGTCATTATAAGAATCCATCCAATAGACCAGCAGCAAATGCTTGTAAACTAAATGTTTGTGACTTACCTCTACTAATTGCAATTTGCATGTTTACAGTTATATCACATTTTGTCGGAGCATACTCACCTGTGATAGCTTGTATATAATCTACGTCTGGCGGCAAACTTATACTCCAACTTTTTATTACTACAGGAACATTTGGCAACACTCTCCTACCATACCCTGTTAATTTTACTACAGGAGGAGGAGAACCTTGGAATGCACTGTTTGCATATGCACTTTTTGTCATAGTTTTTAAATATTGTTGAGCTGCGATAATATAAGTTGCTTCTTGTTCTGTTTGACAGGTAAATGTACCTGTAATAGATATGTCATTTACACCACTATTTTGGTAAACCACATAAGGATATAAAGCGTGTGTAGGTGTATTTTCAGAATAAGATGCATAAGTACCTAAATTTACTGTTGGAGTATACGGAAACATAAAACCATTTGTTGCAATCAAACTTCTATGTAGCGGTCCAAAATGAATGGAAGGCGGTATACTCAATCTTACCCGCCAATCTGCTGCTTTTGAAGCTTTCCATTCAGCAGTGGTAAGACTTACAGGAGTAGGATCTGCACCAGCTGGTATGTTTCTAGACCTAATATTAGCTTTAAAAAATCGAAGTTGGTAATTTTCATTTTCTATATACTCATCTAGCCTATTTGTATTATCACCAACAATAGTAGAACTACCTAAACTCTCGTCATCTGATGATACAGGTCTAAATTCTGTACGAGAACGATCAGCAGCTTGGGGATCTGTAACAAATTCTAACGCCATATTTGCTTCCTAAATAAAATTTTATACATTATTTAGTTGACAAAATTACACGTACATTATATTATAAATAGTATTTTATGGACAACTAATGAAAAGATATAATTACCTAAACAACAAAGACATTCTTTTAGAAATTCACAAATCAAAAACTAGTTTTTGCAGTTATATAGACGATGAATATCATCAATATGATATTATCATACCAATGCCTTCTCCTTATTCTACTTTAGACGAAACTTTACAAAAAATAAACATAAGAACAGTAGCAGAAGCAAAACGTAACAAAGCAAAAAGATTACAACATCAAGATTATGATAAACGAAAAACAGCTGGCGAAAAGATAAAACTAGCAGAATGCGAAGTTAATTATAAAAAAATTGATAAAAAAGATCTTATTTTTAGAGTTATGACTTTTGATCATATACCAGAAGAAATTGGCCGAAAGAAAACACCTAAATCACTAGCTGATACAAAAACAAAATTAAATTTTCCTGCATTTCAGCATTTTAAATTTAATGAAAATGATGAACTAGAATGCGTAGGCAAAAGTCACTGGCAAGGTGGTTTACAAAACGGTTTTTTTGACAAGAATCACGGTAAAGTAACAAATAAATTAGCGCACATGTGGATAAAACTATGCGAAAGGTACGGAACAAGGGGAAATGTTCGTGGTTATACATATAACGACGAAATGCGAGGGCAAGCAATTCTACAATTAACCCAGATAGGCTTACAGTTTGACGAATCTAAAAGTCAAAATCCGTTTGCTTACTATACTGCTGCTGTAACAAACAGCTTTGTACGAGTGATTAATTTAGAAAAACGCAATCAAAACATACGTGATGATATTTTAGAAATGAATAATATGACTCCTAGTTACACAAGACAAAGTCAACGTGACTGGGACGCAGGAAATTAGAGGCAACTTTGTTTAAAAAAGCAGCAATCTTTACAGATATTCACCTTGGCTTAAAAAGCAATAGCAAAATACACAATACCGACTGCGAAGAATTTGTAGATTGGTTTATAGAACAAGCAAAAGAAAATAATTGTGAAACTGCAATATTTTGCGGCGACTGGCATCATAATCGTAGTAGTGTTAATATTGGCACACTTGATTATACTGTACGTTGTTTAGAAAAATTAGGCAAAAGTTTTGAAAATTTCTACATGTTTGTAGGGAATCACGACTTATATTATAAAGACAGACGTGATGTAAGCTCAACTAACTTTGCTAGACATATTCCAGGCGTTACAGTTATTGATGAATTTACTGAAATCGAAGATGTTGCGTTTGTGCCTTGGCTAGTTGATAATGAATGGAAAAAAATCGAACAATCAAAGTCTAAATATATGTTTGGTCACTTTGAATTGCCGACATTTTTAATGAATGCTCATGTTCAAATGCCAGAACATGGTGATCTAAGAGCATCTCATTTTGTTAATCAGAAGTATGTGTTCTCAGGACACTTCCACAAACGCCAAATAAAAGGTAATATTCATTATATAGGCAATGCTTTTCCTCATAATTACTCAGATGCATGGGACGACGAACGTGGCATGGTAATTTTAGATCGAGAAAACGACAAGGAACCCGAATATATCAATTGGTCTAACTGTCCTAAGTACCGTACAGTAAAACTTTCTGAGCTGCTTGACCCCGAAAGCAATATTATCAAAGACAAAATGTATCTTAGAGTTTCTATTGACATTGATATTAGCTACGAAGAAGCTAGTTTCATTAAGGAAACTTACGTTAAGCAGCATAATTGCAGAGAAATTACACTTATTCCACAAAAACAGATTGATGAAATTACTACTAATCTAGATATTAGCAAATTTGAAAGTGTAGATGAAATTGTTTCTAAAGAAATTGTAGCAATTGATTCAGAATCGTTCGATCAAAAATTATTACTAGACATTTATAGAAATCTATAGTATATTATACTAAAAATAACCTATATGACAATTCTAATTAAAGATTTAACAGTTAAAAACTTTATGAGCGTTGGTAATCAAACTCAAGCAGTTCGATTTGACCAAGAACAGCTCACTCTAGTGCTTGGTGAAAACTTAGATCAAGGAGGTGATGACTCAGGCTCACGAAACGGGACGGGCAAAACTACAATTATTAATGCATTGTCTTACGCTCTCTACGGCCAAGCACTAACTAATATCAAAAGAAACAACCTTATTAACAAAACGAACTCAAAACACATGTTAGTAACGTTGAATTTTGAAAAAAACAATGTTCAATACCGTATCGAACGTGGTAGATCGCCTACATTTACTAAGTTTTATGTGAATAATGAAGAACAAGAGCTTACAGACGAGTCACAAGGCGACTCTCGAAAGACTCAAGAGTCAATTAATGAGCTATTAGGTATGAGTCACGATATGTTTAAGCATATTGTAGCACTTAATACCTATTCAGAGCCATTTTTAGCAATGCGTACCAACGATCAGCGTGCAATTATTGAACAATTGCTTGGTATTACCATACTTTCTGAAAAAGCTGAGGCTCTAAAAGAGAAAATTAGAGAAACAAAGACTACTATTGACTCTGAAACTAACAAAATTACAGCAATTCAGTCAGCAAATGAGAAAATTGAAGAAACAATTGCCAGTCTTGGTGGTACTCAACGTGCTTGGCAAGCAAAAAGAAAGCAAGATATTGAAAAATTAGAAGCTGCTATCAATGAATTGGGCAAACTAGACATTGATTCTGAGATCGAGAACCACGAAAAGCTACAAAATTGGCAAACAACCAATGCCGAACTTGAAAATTTGCAAAAAGAACAGATAGCTTTAGAGTCTGCACACCAGAGAGCACAAAAAACTGTAGACAAAATAGAAAAAGACATTCAAGATCTTGAAGATGCAGTGTGTTATGCATGTGATCAACCACTGCACGACGACAAAAAACAAGAAATTCTTGCAAAAAAGACCAAAGAATTAGACGAATCTGCAAAATATTTGCAAGAAATTGCTGAAACACTTGATAAAACACAGAAAAGTATTGCTGATATTGGTGATTTAGCAAGTAAGCCTATAGTTTTTTATGAATCTATGAAAGAAGCATACGATCATAGACAAAACATAGACAGTCTTTCACAAAGTCTTGAAGCAAAACAGATCGAAACTGACCCATACGAAGCACAAATTCAAGAACTTACCAATACTGCACTTCAAGAGATTGATTGGTCAACTGTAAATCGTCTTACTGATTATCAAGATCATCAAGAATTTTTGCTAAAGTTGCTTACAAATAAAGATAGTTTCATTCGAAAGAAGATTATTGATCAAAACTTGAGCTATTTGAACAACAGACTTACTTCATATCTTTCAAAACTCGGTCTTCCGCATCAAGTTGAGTTTCAAAATGACCTAAATGTAGAAATTACGCAGTTAGGGCAGGATTTAGACTTCGATAACTTGAGTCGAGGCGAACGTAATAGACTTATACTTGGATTAAGTTTTGCATTTAGAGACGTATGGGAAAATCTATATCAAAATATCAACTTATTGTTTATCGATGAGCTGATAGACAGCGGTATGGACTCAGCTGGTGTCGAAAATGCACTAGGTGTAATCAAACACATGGGCAGAGAAGGAAGAAAAAATGTTTTTCTTATCTCACACAAAGATGAATTAGTAGGAAGAGTAAATCATGTTCTCAAAGTGATAAAAGAATCAGGATTTACTTCTTATTCAACAGACTTGGACGTTGTAGAATGACCGAAGAATCAAATAACAAAGAAGAAACAACTCATGAAAAGTTAGTAAAAGAGTATCTAAGGTACTACGACGCTAATATAAAATTTCAAAGCAGGCACAGTTTTAGAACACATAGATCAAGCAGAAGACACTTAAGAAATATTATCAAATTGGCTAGAGACAGGCAAAAAGAAATACACGAAGAATACGCAAAAAATAAAAAAACCAGAAAGAAAGGCACTGACTAAGGCATGAATATAAACATTATATGGAATGGACCTATAAAGGCAATGTAATCGATAGTTTACCTGATAACTGTGAAGGTTTTGTATATGTTATTACAAATACAACCAATGGTAAGCAATATATAGGCAAGAAATACGCAAAATCTACAAAAACTCGACCACCTCTTAAAGGAAAGAAAAACAAAAGGCGTACAAAAGTAGAAAGTGATTGGAGAGACTACTGGGGTTCTTCAGATCATTTAACAAAAGATATAGAAAATTTAGGCAAAGAAAAATTCACAAGAGAAATACTTTATATTTGTCCCAGTAGAGGCATTGCAAGTTATTTAGAAGCACGAGAACAATTCGAAAGGCGAGTTTTAGAATCTGACAATTACTATAACGGAATAATAAACGTTCGTATAGGCAGTTCTAAAATATTAAAGGAGTACTTAGGCAATGAAACAGGTAAAACAAAACTTTAAGGCACTTTTGCTGTTAGCTGTTGACACGGTAGATGATAGACTTACCGGCGCAGCTGATATCAAAAACAAACCATTCAGCACATAAGGTTAGCGGGCCAGATACATACCGCTGTGGAAAAGCTAGGGATAGAGACCTAGACACGTACATATTGAGCCAACGCCCAGAGGCGGTAAGTTGATATAGATTGTTGCTGTCAGTCGCAAACACACTATGTTCATAAAAACTGTACACGTAGGAACGAGAGTGCAGGTAACGTAATACTGTTACGTGATGTCGACGTAGGTAGGGAAAGGTCAGAGCCCATTGAACGTGTGTATAAACTCAAATACCTATTTTCATGTCACGGGTGGTGATACTCACAGGAAAACCGAAAGGCTTTTTTCATGACGGAACCCTAAACAGGTTCCGTCTGAGCAGATTAATCTACAGGAATATTCTCTCTTAGTAACTCTTTAAAAAAACAATTTAACACTTAGCGACTCTTAGAAACTCTAGTACTACGAAGTAAGTTGTTGAGTTTGATTTGCGATAGCGATAGCTGAGCAAACAAACGAAGACATGGATCAACGTAGTTGAGACATAAATAGTACATATTATGTGATTTAAGGAATACTCATGAGAGCTCGTCACTTTGTGGATGAACAGAAGAAAAAAGCAGGCTCTGGTAGAAAAAAGCAGCCACCAGAACTTGATCTTACACCAGACATGCAAGTTTCTAAAACTAACCAACCTCAAAGACCTAAAGGACCTAAAGGGCCTGCCGCTTATAGAAACCAACCATCAGTAAGTCAACCTAGTAGCATTAATAAACCTAAGACTACTACTGCACAAGGTACACGACAAACACCTAACATTACACCTGATGATAGACCAGTTAGTTCAGAGCCTGCACGACGTCCAGGTAAAACTGGTCCAGCAAGACCAAAACTTCCAACACAAATTCCTGATACCGGTCGTGTTGCACCACGTGGTCCAGTTGTAAATCCCACACCAGAACAGATTAAAGAATTTCAAGAAGCAGCAAAAGCAAATAAAAAAGAGTGGAATCGTCAGGCTAAAGCTGGTCAACAAAGATTTTTAAGAGCTTTAACAAACAATCCAATATTCAATTGGGCAGGACAATTGATTGCTGCCGCTGACCTTGTGAGTATTCTATGGCATTATGAAATGTATTTGTCAGGTTGGGAAGCAGTAAACATAACTCCTAGAAAAGGAGAAGCGCCAATGTCTGTAAATGAGCTAGCTCCTTGTGACACTGGTTCTTGGGACCCATTTGAAGATCCATACTTAGATATGGATTATGAAAATCCTGATGAAACTTTTGACATCCGTCAGGCATATGTTATAAGAGGCGAAGACTTCATGCCTACCAGTTTCGGCGGTAACCCAGGTATTCCATGGACTAGTCATTTATTTGTTTTATATCCACTGGTATATCTAACTCAGAAAGGTTGGGTCACTGCTGAAAGTTGGCGAGAACCTAACTGGGCAGAAATTGTAACAAGTGGCGATGTCACATACACAACTTATACTAATATTGGACCAACAGAGTCAACTCAGCGTTATACAATAAGTCGTAGATTAGCATCATGGGTTTTTTATGTTTTTGCTGGTGCTTTAACAACTGCTGCTGTAGCTTCAAGAGTAATAATGCAAATTTCTAGAGCAGTATCTGTCGTGCTTGTTGGTACAGGTGTTGGATTACCAGCTGCTATTATAACTGCACTAGTCGGCGGCGCCGCTAGTTGGATAGTTGCTAGTATAATAAACGGATTTATCAAGCGCAAAGAGCGCTGGTTGCGTCCTCTATCACAAAACATCGGTAGATACATAATGAGTATGTTGGCAACAAAAAGTAATCTGTCAAGAGCTTGTGCATTGAGAGATAACTTTCTTATAAAACCGCCATTCCAACGTGACTACGACGATTTTACTCCTGAAAGACCAGACGACAAAGTTATAGACATGAAGCCAGAACTTGGACTTACACCAGATCAATCACGTCCTGCAAATCCAATCTACGGTGATACAATGAACGAAGCAGCAGATCCAGATGCAGAACAGCCAAATCTTGGCGAGCAAGAATGGATGGCAGTTATCGACGACGAGTTTGCAACTATGTGGAGCGAAATGTGCGGAGAGATACTGGCTGAACTAGAAGAAAAAGCAGCTGGTGATCCTAAGCGTGCTAGACAATTAGCTATAGCAATGCAGCGAGCAAACACTGCTGCAAGTAGAGAAATAGGAAACCAAGATGAGATCATATGAATTCATAGCTGATCGACTTATACTAGAATCATTGTTAACAGAAGAATTTCAAGTAGGTGAGCTACCTAAGGGATACGGCAAAGGTTTTGGTGTGTTTGATGCTGAAGGTAATCTCGAAGGAGAATTTTCCAACGAAGCTGATGCAAAAAGATTCATGGATCAAAAAAATGCAGAACTAAGAGCAGCAAGCGGTGAAGCAGGAACAACAAGAAAAAACATACTTAAGAAATTAAATATGCGTGCAATTCTAGGATGGCTTTCGGGTGGTGTATTAAAATCATTGTTAGTTAGTATTACTGCATTCATGAACTATAGAGATATCGAAAAAGTTTTTATTCATCATGCTGATTGGTTAAGAAATAACCATTGTGTTGAAGGGAAAAGTTTCGATCGAGGAAGATTCTCTACTAAAGACTTTGAAATGACAAACTTGTATGCACACGAGCTAGGAGAGCAATTAACAGAAACAGTAATTCAAATTTTAGTAGCATTTGTTGGTGGAGCAATTGCTGTCGCTCGGGTAGCAGGAATATTGTCTAAAATTCCTGGCACTCCTGCTTGGGTGTTTACTGCGATTACATGGGCCGGTGCTTCTGCTGCTGTAATGATAATTAATAAGTTATTAGAACATCCTAAGACATACCCAGTTTTCTTTAAATTTTTTACTAATGCAAGTAGAATACTTTTTCTTGATGAAAATTATCTTACTAATGTTTGTAATACTGATGTCGATGTATCTGGCGCAATTAGCGACTTAGTTCCAGATTGGGTTCCTTTAATCAATGAGTCAACGGACCTTGATATAGATGAAACAAATTTTGATAAAGAGTTTGAAACAATTTGGAATGACATTTACGCAGATCCTGAGGTACAAGCTGCATATAAGCAAGCACTTGAAAATAAGAAAAGTGGCATTACACCATAGGTATACCGGTTTCAGACATTTGATCTAAATTTTCTTTTATAATGTCAGTAAAAATTTGAATATCTTCTCTATTGATAACATGCATAAGTTCATAATAACTTAGATGTCCTCGCATAAACCAACCTATTTTGTAATAGTGATATTTTAATTCTTTTATTGAATTTTCTAAATCAACAATATATTTTTCTAAGTCAGAGTCACTGAGTTCGACGATAGTTTGCCGAAAAAAGAAGTATAATCCAAATTCATACTTGATTGATATTCATTTTTGCATTCTGCATTTTGACAGGTTATATTTATCGAAGGCATTTGCCATTTGACTGTAAAATCTCTAACTTCTTTTAATATTTTTTTAGTAAATGCAACTTCATTATTTTCGATAAAGTTAGATATTATACTAGGATTAGTTTCGTTGTTATCTTGATCAGAAATTTTACTAATATACGAAACAATTGCTTTGTTATTTAATTTTGTAATATCAATAACAATTTTATTTATTGCTTTTTGTTTTTCATCATCTGACATATTTACATCTTGATTAATTTGAAAAAGTTGACGTTGTAATATATAAGATTCTAAACCAACATCTGTAACTAATTTGTAAGTAATCGGAGATAAATGAAAAGTAAGATTGTCTACAGTAAAGCTATGATCAACTGGTAAATTATCATATGAAGATAACATTACGCTTAGATTTATTTCTAATCCGTTTTCGTGATTACATTTCGGGCAGTTAGACTCTAAATCTAACTTATCGCCTTCTGAAGCAATTTTTATTGCTAGTAGAATATATTCAATATCATATCTTACTAGCTTATTGGGATCTATAATTGCCGGTACACAGCTTTTTATAATCTCAGCAGTTGCAAGGCCACTGAATAAAGAATCGGGTGTTTTTAATTTGATTTCGTCAGCAGCAGTCATCCCGTATACCGGTAAATGTACAAACTGAGATTCAGCAATAACAGAATCGTCATAAAACTTACCACCACTAGGTAAATCTATATACAATTTTGCTTGTCTTGTATAAGAATTTAAAAAAGAGTCCATTTTTTATCCATAAATAATATTATATTTATAACCGTAAAAATTAGGTAGAAAAAAAATGGCAGATCAAGAGTTATTACAAGTGTTAGGTACACTTACTACAGCGCTAGACAAACAAAGTGTAGTGTTGCAAAATATTGACAACTTTATGAGAAATGAATCAAATGAATCGAGTCCTACTACTGGTTATAATTATAGTGCTAGAAATTATAGCAATTTAGGAAATGCTACTGGTTTGTTAGGAACGATATTCACAAATACCGGCGGCCAGATTACACAATATTCTGAAAAATTTACAAGTGCAATAGCTGGCATCATGCCATCTATTGGAGGTTTAACAGCAGGGTCGAAACAAGCTGCTGATGCAGGAATACGTTTAACTGAAGCATCATCAGCGGCTGCTATAGCACTTAGACAATACGGCTATGATACAGAAGGATTACTACTTCAAGCAGAAAGACAAGCCGCAGCTTTTAATTTACCATTAGATCAATTTGTAAATTTTATATCTCAAAATGCTAATAAATTTGCATTGTTAGACGGAAATGTGTCTGACGGTATAGCTGCTATAGCTAACATGAAAAATGAATTACAAA